AAGATTGGTAATTTTGTAGATATTCCTATTGAAACTGGTGAAGAAACGGAAATTATCAATCTGATTGCTGAGTCCGAAACCTTTGCTGATGTTTTGATTGCTGCAGAGCAACTCTACAAGTTCTGTAAAGCAAAGCAGCAAGAAGAAACCAAGACTCCGATGAATGATTTGGAGTCTCAGAATTCTGGTTCAAATCAACCTGCTTCTGATTTCTCTGATCAACCTGAGGGTGACAATGATAATGATCAGGACCAACCTAGTGAAACTGAATCCTATGGTGGAACTGCTGAGCAGAAGCAGCAACCTACTTCTTCTGGTGGTGAAACTAATGAGGAACCTGAAGTCAAAACTATGGAGTCACTTGAGGAAGCACTCAAGAATTTGGTTGATCATAATGGCCAGGAGAATGTCTACCTGGAACTTCCCAAACTTGATCTGAATAAAATTATTGTTCCTAATGCTGAAATTCACGACAAGTGTAAGGAATATTGGGGTTCTTGGATGGAAGAACATGAATATACCACCGAAGAAATCTTTGGTGAAGTTGACAAGAAGTTCTTAGAATTCAAGCGTTCGGCGCAGAAAGAAGTAAACTATCTGGTCAAAGAGTTTGAGTGCCGTAAGGCAGCAGACTCCTATGCCCGTGCTACTACTGCCCGCACTGGAGTGCTTGACTGCACCAAACTTCATACCTACAAATACAATGAGGACCTCTTCAAGAAAGTCACCACTCTTGCCGATGGTAAGAATCACGGTCTGGTGTTTATTCTTGACTGGTCTGGTTCTATGGGCGATGTAATGCAGGATACAGTTAAGCAACTGTTTAATCTTGTATGGTTCTGTAAGAAGGTTGCTATTCCCTTTGAAGTTTACGCTTTTACCAGTGAATATCCTCTGGTTTCTTACGATGAGGATGGTAAAGCAAATTTTCGTGAACTTGCCTATACCAAGAAAGACAGTTTGGTGCAAGTTGGTGAGTGGTTTTCTCTGATGAATATGCTCACTAGCAAAACTAATACCAAGACTTTGGAGGAGCAGATGAAGAATATCTTCCGTCTTGCCACTGCTTTCCGTTATAACTGCTACACTCGTTATACCATTCCTTATGGTTTGAGTCTCTCTGGAACACCACTAAATGAAACTTTGATTTCTCTCCATCAAGTTCTTCCTAAGTTTCAGAAGGAAAACAAACTCCAGAAAGTCCAGTGCGTCATCTTGACTGATGGTGAGGCAGCAATGCTCAAGTATCATCGTGAAGTTCAGCGCCACTGGGAGAATGAACCTTTTATGGGAACTGCTTATATTGGACCGAACTCTTTTCTCCGTGATCGTAAGACTGGTATGACATACTCCCTTGACTGTGAGTGGTATGAGTTTACTGATGTCCTCCTCCGTAATCTGCGAGATAAATTTAAAGATATCAACTTTATTGGTATTCGTGTTCTTGAGTCTCGTGATGCTGGTAGTTTCATTCGCCGTTACTGTGGATACTTCGGGCCCGAGTATGAGAAGACTATGGGTATCTGGAGGAAAGAAAGGGCGTTTACTATTAAGAAGTCTGGGTATCACTCTTACTTCGGTCTTTCTGCCAATGCCCTTGCCCAGGATACTGACTTTGAGGTTGCTGAGGATGCAACTAAGACTCAAATTAAATCCGCATTTGCTAAGAGTCTTAAGTCTAAGAAAATGAATAAGAAGATTCTTGGTGAGTTTGTAGAACTTGTTGCCTAATAAATATCTAAAGGTAATTAATAGGAACAATGTCTAGATTCGGAGAATTTCTTGGTGCTAGAAAAGTAGAGGCCCCTGCACCTGCTGCTCCAGCGGCACCTGAACCTGTTGCCGTTCCATCTGAACCAGCAGAATCAGTAGCAAAACCAGTTTCATTTGAAGAAATGAACAAAGAGGAATTGGAAGCATATGGCAGAGAGCATGGTGTTGAATTGGATAGACGCCGTAGCAGAAAAAGATTGATTGAGGAACTCAAAGAAATTGATGAGTGAACCAGTTTTACAACTGTCCACTGGGGGTCCTAGAGACCCCCTTTTTGATGTATAATAACTTCAGTTAAAACAAACCACTCAATGACCGTCTCTGTTGACTACATCCGCACTTCTCTCCAAGCAGTGTATGGAGAGTCTGTGACTGCCGCTGACATTCGTGCTTGGTGTGCTATGAATGGTTCTAATTACCAGACTGTCACCAATAAACTTAACGATTACAAAGTTAGTCGTGGTAAGTGGAACCTTACCGTTCGGGAACAAATGGAGCAAACCTACCAAGCACCTGCTGCAATTGTTCCCGCTCAGGAACAACAAAACCTTATCCCTGATAAAGATGATACCTTCGTCAAGTTTGGTAACTTTGGTGACGTTAAAAAAATTATTCAGTCCCGTATTTTCTATCCTACGTTCATTACGGGTCTTTCGGGTAATGGTAAAACTTTCAGTGTAGAGCAAGCATGTGCTCAACTTGGTCGTGAACTGATTCGCGTAAACATTACTATTGAAACTGATGAAGATGATCTCATTGGTGGCTTCCGCCTTAATAATGGTGCCACAGTCTGGCACAACGGTCCCGTTGTGGAAGCCATGGCCAGGGGTGCCGTTCTGTTACTTGACGAAATCGACCTTGCTTCGAACAAAATCCTCTGTCTCCAATCCGCCCTTGAAGGTAAAGGCGTTTTCCTCAAGAAGATTGGCAAGCAGATTACGCCCTCCGAAGGTTTCCAGATTTTCGCAACGGCCAATACAAAGGGAAAGGGTTCCGATGACGGTCGATTCATTGGGACTAACGTGCTCAATGAAGCTTTCCTAGAGCGTTTTCCTGTGACCTTTGAGCAAGAGTATCCTACTGTTGCTACTGAAGCAAATATTCTGAAGAAGATTTGCTCTGATGAAGAGTTCTGCAAGCGTCTTGCTGATTGGGCAGATATCATTCGTAAGACTTTCTATGATGGTGGCATCGATGAAGTGATCAGCACTCGTCGTCTTGTCCACATCGTGAACGCATACAACATCTTTGATGACAAAGCAAAAGCAATCAAAGTTTGTCTGAATCGTTTTGATGATGAAACTAAGACTGCTTTCCTTGAACTCTACGATAAGGTTGATGCTGACTTTGAACTTCCTACTCAAGAATCTGTCAAGGAGGTTGCGTCTGACTCACCTTTCTGATATAATTTGGAGAGGTTAGTAATGACTTCTCCTTATTATGTTTGGTCCTGAAGACGAAAAATCTTTTGTCGAAAATACCTTTACTTTGACTATGGAAACACCTGAAACAATGCCTGATTTGAATACTGAACCATCTCACTTCTGGAAGTATGAAGAAGATAAAACTCTGAAAGAGATTCGTGATTATCTCTCTGGAACTTACCGATCTCACTACACTTCTCAGGAATCTAAAACTCAGACTCTTGATCTGATTGAAAGTATTGGAGATGCTGAACCATTTACCCGATCTAATGCAATCAAGTATCTTTCTCGATTTGGTAAGAAAAATGGTAAGTCTAAACTTGACATCCTGAAAGCAATCCATTACTGTATTCTTCTTTATCACTTCTCTGGAATGCACAAGGAGTCCAGCTCCTATCCTCGTTGATCATGAAACTTAAAAACAAAACTATGAAACTGTCAGAAAAGACCATTTCCCTTCTCAAGAACTTTTCCAATATCAATCAATCGATTGTATTCAAGAAGGGTAACTCTCTTCGGACTATCTCTCTGATGAAGAATATCCTTGCAGAGGCAGAACTTGAAGAATCGATTCCTCAAGACTTTGCAATCTATGATCTTAATCAGTTTTTGAATGGTCTTTCTCTTCACCAAAGTCCTGAACTGGACTTTGCCAATGATGGATACGTTGTTATCCGTGAAGGTAAAATGCGATCTAAGTACTTCTTTGCAGATCCTGGAGTGATTACCACCCCTCCAGAAAAAGAGATTGCACTTCCTAGCGAAGATGTTTGCTTTGTTCTAAAAACTCAAGAGTTGGATAAACTTCTTAAAGCAGCAGCAGTATATCAACTTCCTGATATCTCCGCCGTTGGTGAGAACGGTGTTGTGAAACTCCTGGTTCGTGACAAGAAGAATGAAACTTCTAACGACTTCTCTATTGTCGTAGGTGAAACTGAATCTACTTTCTCTTTCAACTTCAAAGTAGAAAATATCAAGATCCTTCCTGGAACTTATGAGGTGGTTGTGTCTCGTAAACTTCTGTCTCGATTCAAAAGCACTGATCGAGATCTGACTTATTATATTGCTCTGGAACCCGATTCTTCTTTTGACAATGCCTAAGTGGGAAATTACTTACCGAGTCCCGAGTATGGGAACT